CTTTGGGGCAAAATATTTTTCTATTGATTCTTCGATACTCATAGTCTTAATTAGTATTTAAATCTCTGTATTTCCTAAACAATTTCGTCAGCTATTCCATATTTTACAGCTTGTTCTGCTGTAAGATATACATTAATCTTTTTGTCCATCAGTTTTGTCAGTTGTCGTTTGGTCATTTTGGTTTCGTCGACCAAGCATTCCATGTGTCTCTCTTGTATATGTCTGATCTCATCCATCTCATTTTCTAAGTTGTGCAGGTCGCCATGACTACCAGCGACAACACTGTGAATCATAACTCGGCAGTTCTTTGTAATTTTGCGCTTACCTTTTGTGCCAGCCGCCAGGAGAAGCACGCCGGCGGACATTACCTTCCCAAGGGCCAACGTATTGATATCACAGTCTTTTCTAATGATACGCATGGTATCATAAAGCGCGAACATTTCTGCGCCTGCTCCTCCATGAGTTGAAATAATTAAATCGATTGGTTCATAAGTTGTGACAACAACTTCTTTTTTCTTTATCGTTTTAATTTCTTCTCTCTTCCCCATCTCTTTGAGAACCATTAAAGAGTAAGTAATATCTGAAGCTCTCTCCTCATCTATCTCACCATATAAAGAAAGTAGTCTTATTTTAGGCTCTTCCGGCTGGCCAGCGGAAGGGTCGAGTAGCAAAAATTGACTTAGTTGCTCCTCAAGCTCTATGCTTTTCTCATCTTCGTGATTGTTTTGTAACTTTTTATTTTTTATTTTTTTTGTCATTTTTATATATGCTATCTAGCTCATCCATCGCAGATTGCCAGTCATCGTACTTTAGTAAGTATCTGTAAGTTCTAGGAAAGTTAGTTAGCATATTACCAACTGTCGCATTTTTCCAAATTGAAAAAGCTCTGTCGTCGAGTCGTTTTATTTCTTCGACGTTCTCCTCCGGTAATCCGGATTTTTCAAGATTCATATATTTTAGTTGGCGACTAAAACTGACGTCCTCCGTTACCATGCCCAATAGTTTTAGACATTGTTTGTTCACGGACGTTACAAAATTGGCCATGTGGCCATAAGCTATGACAGTGGTGATCGCTCTGTATGTAAAAACACCAACGAGAAACCAAATCATATCATTATATTTTTCGAGCATAAAAGACCCCTAAGTTTAACCCTACTAGGTTATCATAACAATACGATTTTGTCAAGCGAATATTTTAAGACTTTTTGGAAAGTCTCTTAAAGATGCGCTGAGTGAGGGCTTCCGCTAAATTTTCTTTTTTGGTCTTTGTGCTCTTCATACCTTGAAGTCTTGCGGAAATTCTCTCTGCAAGCTCGGAAACCATGGCGTCTCTTTGCTCTGCGACCTTGGCAAGCTTCTTTTCTTTTTCTAGCTCGGCCTTTTCTACGTCGGCCTTGGCACGGTCTTCGGCACCAACTGATCGGTCCCGTTCGCGCTTCTGACGGGCCTCTTCGAGGTCAGCATCATCAACGTCCTCTTCCATCATGGGCCCTTCATCTTCCATGCCCATGTCGCCTTCGTCACCCATTTCAGGTTCAAGACCTTCTTCACCACCCATTTCAGGCTCCATTTCAGGCTCAAGGCCTTCCTCGCCCTCTCCGGAGGATACATTCATCTCTACTTCAGGGAAAACTTGTTCAACAGCATCAGCAATGCCTTGTACTAGCTGAGCGATTTTGTCTTCGGGGGCCCCTGCGCCTTCTTCATCGCCCATTTCAGGCTCCATTTCTGGCTCCATTTCAGGCTCAAGGCCTTCTTCGCCTTCTGGTCCTGGAGGCAATTCCTCTTCTTCGTCACGAGCATATGCGGGGCTACCCATTTCTTCAAGCTCTTCTTCCTCTTCCACTGGCTGGAACCGCGAGGACACAAATGTCTCAGCAATTGGCTCTAGAGAGGCTAACTTCATAAAGCGACGGATTGTGCTTTCGTTAAGTAGGGTCTTATCTTTCATTTTAATACTCCTTGAAATAGAAATTTACCTAACATAAATAGTGTCTAAAACCTTAAAACTCTAAAATTGTTTATTATTTTAATCAAATCGTCGGGTGCGCAGAATTCTCTTGTTTAATTTTTCTTTTGCTTTGGTTTCTATTTGCTTTATCCTAACAAAACTGACGCCCATTCTGTCTGCCACTTCTCTTAACGTCATCCTTCCATTTTTGTTGACTGCGACTATTGTACAGTTTAAGTCGTCGGGATATTTAATCCAATGCCTGCAATCTTTAATTGGGCAGGAAACGCCCTTTGAGGAACATAAATCAAAACATTTTTTCATATTTCTGGATTCTCCTTTGCTATTATATCAAAAATATCTTCAATCTCCCCTTCATCAAGACCAAAGATTCTTTTTGTTTCCTCTCCCTTTTTTATCATCTTTCTTACTTTATCGCTCTTTGCTTTACTTTGCGTTTTGTGCTTATCCAAAAAATTTAGCAAATCACTGTCTTTCTCAATATAACCTGTAATCATAGCTCTAAAAAACTCTCCTTGTTTTATGCCATCGGCATGTAATCTAATTCTCAAATCGACATGCCTCTTATCTGTTTCTTCAAAACATATTTTTTTGAGGCTGCTTCCATACTCACTTGACATGTTACCTCCTCAAAATATGAGTGGAGCTTTCAATTTGCCCTGCACTAGTTTGTTCTATAAACCTTGCTTTGGCATGAAGCTCCTCAATTGTCCGGGCGCCAGAGTAGGAAAACCCTGATTTTATTCCACGAACTAGTTCCTTTATTATCTTTTTAACGGAACCTTTATAAGGTATAGTTGTCGATATACCCTCCAACGAACTGACCGAACCTCTCCAGTCAATTTGTGCTTCTCGGCTGGCCATACCTCTGTAAACCTTATATTTACTTCCCTTTGGAGAAGTGTATACATCCCCGGGGCTCTCATCGGTGCCCGCCAGTAAAGACCCTAGCATAACAAAGTCTGCGCCAGCAGCTAAGGCTTTTGTTATGTCTCCACTCGTTTTAATGCCGCCATCGGCAACGAGCTTAGCATCGCGATCACTCTTTGCACACTCTAATATTGATTGAAGAGTTGGCATGCCATGGCCAGTTTGAACCCGGGTTGAGCAAATCGAACCTCCGCCGATTCCGACCTTGATGCTGTCTGCTCCCCAATCAGCCAAATCATTAAAGCCCTCTAGTGTTGCGACGTTCCCTGCCATAATATGTATATGAGAGCCAAACGCATCCTTCAGTGTTTTGAGAGCGCGTTCCATAAGGGTGTGGTGTCCATGGGCGATATCAACACACAAGATTGTAGCGCCGGACGCAACACAGGCAGAGGCTCTATGTTCAAAATCTCCTGAAACGCCGACTGCAACTGCAACATCATCCATCTCTCGGCGCAGATGTTCAATCATCCTTTGCTGATCGTCAATTGTGTTATATCTATGGATGACTCCCAATCCCCCATAGTTAGCCATAGTTTGGACCATCGTTTCCTCTGTGACCGTATCCATAGGGCTTGAAATGATTGGTAGTTTTAACTGATGAGGGCCTAGGTTATTTCCAATATTAATCTCTTGGCGACTCTCTACATCTGAATAATTCGGCGTTAACAGAACATCATCAAAACTAAAAACTTTTTCAAAATTGCCGGCAATAGAACCGGCCGAATTAATTATCATTATTTGTTTTCTTCTCCTCGGTATATTTTTTAAAATCATTAATTGTTTTTAAAGCAGAACTCCAGCACTCTGGGCAATACAAGTTAACCTTTTGTTCTTCTGACCTGACAACAACACTCCAAGACATCACCATCTCTTTGTTCTTCTTGTCAAACGGTTTTTGGCAAACTAAACAATTTTCTGGTAGGCTGTCAAAGAGACCTATCTTTTCTTGGAGGTCTTTGCTGTTCTGTTTTGCTTTTTCTCGAAATTTTTTCCGCCGGATTTTTCTGTCAAATGAGTTTCCCATTATCTCCTCTTGTTTTCACCCAGGACTCGAAGGCCCACTACTATGATTGTAACACAAATCGTAGCAAGTGAAAAGCCAAAAATGAAATCAATATACATTTTTTCTCCTATCCTATTAGTTTCAGGTTGTGATAAATGGAACGAGTAGAAAAGCCCCACTGTTCATTGTAGTCTAGCGTGGCCATGTAGGGGCGATTAATAAAAATTCTGTCCCTTTCCCGAACACCCCAAACTCTAATCTGAGTGGAAATATTGTTTGAATCTATAACATTCAAAACCCAATACTCCTTTCCATTTTTAGTCTTTCTTTTGATCACTTCTCTCGGAATAAACCAGACCAACCTAAGGTCTGCATCATATTCAGAGATTGGCGGGCAGCCTATCTCCTCAAATTTTTGTCTTGTTTCTTCCCTAAGAACCAAATGCATTGGGAAGAATCCAGTCAGTTCTGACAAGTACAGAATCTTCTCCTCTATGGAAAATTCTCCTTCGCTCCTATAATTCTCGATGTTCTCTGCCAACTTTTTGGTGCTCTTTGGGCGATCAGCAATTGCTGCCGACCATAAGTGTTTCATACCAGAAAATCTTTCATCGGTTAATTTATCTAGCGCACCGGAGCGGCACATAACATCCAGCGCCTTCTTGTTGAGCTTACCATAAATTACTTCCTCGCGGAACAAAAGATCGTCTATCGATTCAAACGGTCTATTGTTAAGAATCTGCTCAATAGCGGCATCGCCAAGACCCTTGATAGATGTCAAAGGCTGGATCAATGTTTTGCCGTCTTGAGAGATCTCCCAAACGGTTCCAGAGGTATTGATATCTAGTTTTTCAATATCAAATCCAAGAGACTTGGCGATGTTGAGTGCTTTTTCTTTTCTGGTCTCCGGCTCTTTATCGAGAAAAGCCGCAACCCATTCTGAGGGATAGTAATTAAGAAGCCAAGCGCACTGATAGCTAAGAATGCTGTAGCTAACAGCGTGGGACTTATTAAAACCATATCCTGAGAAGTACTCGAATGTTTGCCACAGTTCGTTCGCGTCTTCGCGAGAGAGCTTTTTAGATACACAACCTTTGACGAACTTTTCATAGATTTTTGCTTTTTTCTTTTCATGGTCTCCGGTACCTTTTTTAGTTAGTAGCTTGCGAAGGGCGTTTCCTTCATCAAGAGTGATTCCGTCACCCAGTTTATGAGCGAGAAGAGCGATTTGTTCCTGGAAAATTAGATAGCCATATGTCTCTTTTGTCACGTCTCGGACAATACTGTTAATATATTCAACAGCGCCTGGATTGTTCTTTGAGTCGACATAGTTCTGGTCGACACCAGCAGACAACGGACCTGGACGGTAGATTGACGTGATAGCTGAGATATCAATTATACTTTTCGGCTTTGCTCTTTTACAAAATTCTTGTGCTCCTCGCTCAGTGAACTGGAAGACCCCTGCCCATTTTCCTTTGTGGAAAATGTTCTTGTAAACGTTCTGATCGTTCAGGTTAATTTTGTCAGGATGCAGGTGCTCGTCATAATAGTTTTTAACATCATCAAACGTTGGATTCTCATGATCATGATGGCGAATGAGAATGTGCCGGATAGCGTCTTCGATCATTCGCAGTGAGGCCAAACCTAGGATATCAAACTTAATGAAACCTAAAGGCTCAAGATGACGAACGTTCTGCCCCTCGCTCCAGGGCGTTTGGCGGACGCCCCCACTATTCACCAGCGGCATCCACTTATCAAGATCCTCGCCAATCACAACGCCTCCTGCGTGTCTAGAAACCGAGCGGACCTGTCCTAACAAAGCCTCAATGTGGGTCTTAACATGCGGATATTTTTGAAGAAAGCTCCGGAGGCTGTCGGAAAATTCCATAACCTCTTCAAAAGTGGGCACGTAGACACCTGCTTTAATATTGTGCTTCTTCTTGGCAATCGGTGTCGCTTCTGCGATCATTCGGCCTGTAACAGTGTTGACCTCCACGAAAGGGATGTCATAAAATTTAGACACGTCCTTGATTAGAGAGCGCAACTGCAATGTGTTATAGTTGGAGATCGGGACAACGGTTGTGTCGCCCCACTCTTCGATGAGTATTTCTTTTAGAGCCATGGGGTTCGAAACGTCATAGTCGATATCAGGGTAATCAACCGCATCTTTTCTCAAGAAGCGAGAAAACAAAAGCCCATGC